CGTCTTTGTGAGAGATTAAGAAAATATTTTTCTGTTGCGTCCTGCTCATCTCTTTCAACACTGCCATTGAACTCTCAACGCCTGAAATGTCCATGCCGGCATCGACCAATTCGTCAATGAACAGCAGGTTGATCTGTTGATAAAGGCTTTCCCAAACATCTCTGAATGCCCAGCTCAGACTCAATATCAGTCTGTTTCTTTCACCTCTGCTCAAATTATCAAAATCTAATTCCCTGCCCAGTTCCTCGATAGTGACTGTGAGATCTGATTGGAACGTTACTGTGTGTGGCAGTTTAACCTTGCCAAGGAAGTGTGCTAGACGCTGATTCAGGTAAGATAAATTTTGTTCTATTATCCTTGTTCTTATAAATGAATCTTTTGCTGTCAGCAGTTTGTACAGGAATTCTTGGTGTCTGAATAAATCTTCCAGATCATTTGCTACCTCGTAATCGACCTTCTGTATTGCAGATTTTTTCATTTCTTCAACCTGTTCTGCATACGGATCTTCCTTTGTTTCATTCTGTTCCAGCTGTCTGTTCAGGTCTTTTAATGAACCTTTGTGATTGTATGCTTCATCTATTGTGTCATAATATGTGTCCGGTATGCTACCCAGGTCACCTATTGCATCCACATCTTGTTGTATTTTTGCAAGATTGCCTGTAAGTTTCTGTGTATATTCTTTTGACTCGGTCAGTGTTGTTTTAAGTTTTCCAACCAGATGCTCGTGTTTGTCGTCGTGCAGTTCCTGTTCACATGTGGGACACTTGGCCGCTTCTGCAAACTCGAGATCCTTCTCAGTCTTGCCAACTGTACTTTCTGCCTTGGTCAACGAATCCTCATGATATGCTTTCTCTTTCTCTAGACTTCTCAATGCAGTCTGCATCTCATTGTGTTTAGACAGTCTCTTGTGTGCATCTAATTCTTTTACGATATCCACTTTGTCTAACTCTGCAATCGCTTCTTTGAAACTTACTATGTTTCCCTCTTTCTGTGATTGCCAGGCACTAGATCTTATCTTTAAACTTTCTATTGTTTCTTGTATCTTCTCGTTAGATGCTACCCTTGTATCAATCTTTAATTTCTCTTCAATTAATTCTGTTTTTGTGGCTTTCATTTTATCTTTTAAAAGATCTGCTTTTTGAGATAGTAAAGTTATACCAAGCAACTGTTCGATGATCTCTCTTTGTTCTGCTTGTTTAGTTGATAGGAACGGTTGTGTGTATGTGTTCAGTGCAACTATGTTTTTGAACATGGCATGTGTCATGCCCATTAGCCTGTTAATTTCTAATTGTGTTTCTTTGTTCTCACCTTGTGCTTCGTTACTCTCGATATTTTGTTCAATATCATTTGCATAGAATTTGAATATCTGGGGCTTTCTACCCCTCTCAATAGTATACTCGATATTGTTTTTTATGAACTTGACACTGACCACCATGCCCTTCTCGTTGGTCTTGTTGACAAGGTTATCTCTTCTGATGTTTGTTAGTGCTTCACCGAAGAACACATACGACAGTGCATTGATGATCGTTGTCTTGCCTGTACCATTCCTGGCACCTGCGTCATCTCCACCTAGATCCATGTTCTCACCAATTACCAATACTAAATTTTTATCAGTGAAATTTATAGCTTGGGCTTGGTTACCCACGCTCATGAAATTTTTTACTGTAAGTTCTTTAATCGTCAGCATTTACTTTATCCATCATTTTACGCCATCTCCAATAGCCGGCCACCCATACACTCTGGGGAGTGTCTTTGTCTGGTATACGTGAGTTCCAAAATTTATCTGGATTCCTTTTTAAAATATTCCAGAATTTTTTCTTTGATCTATTCATAGTGTGTTGTTAGGTTATTACTAACTTGTAACATCCAGATCCCTGTAAATTGCAGTCAGTATGTTTTTGTCATATGTTTCTGAATCAACACCTTGCAGTTGTGATATAACAATTTGATCTACTGAATCAAACTTCTGCACCTCAATAAGTGGTTGTTGTGCATTGTCCACTTGTTCTGGTATCAGTTGTAGTTCTCTCAATTTGTATTTGTCTATGAATGTTTCCCTAATGAAGTTTGCTTCTTCGTATGATATTTTCACATCGAGAGTTACCCTGACGTACATCTTTGGTTTCAAGTGCTTTTCTGGATCATCTAACAAGTCTGATATCTTGATTGTTCTGTATCTCGGCATATCTGGCCAGTTAAGGTACTTAGGTTCTTCGCCATACGTCAATAGCATCATTCCTCTTTCATCGTCCCATGCATCTGCATAGTTGTGCGGAAATGCGTTGCCCATATAGGTTACATTTTTCATTACCTGTCTCTTATGGAAGTGTCCTGAAAATACCTTACCACATCCTGCAAAATGATCTGTCTTGATTGTGCCAACATCTGGCATCTCCACCATGGCATTCATTTTAAAGTACGGAAGTTCAAAATGTCCAAACACGTATTTCTGTTTCATCTTCTCTATCTTTTTATATTCGTCTTCAACTATCCACGGAATGATAGCCACATCATCTTCGACTAGCCATTCATTTACAATGTGTATGTTTGGAATGTTCCTGATGTATTCCATGGAATTGATTTCTCTTTTCTCTCTGTAATAAAGATCATGGTTGCCCATGATAACATAAACTTTCTCAAATGCCGCACCCAGTCTTTCCATGTTGGACACTGTGTAGTTCATCGTGCTAACGTTGGTTGCTGATCTGTGATGGTGCCAGTCGCCCAGGAATATGCAGGTCTCACAACCTTCGGCCTTGGCTTGTTCTATGAACCAGTTAATGAAGTCTTCACAGTCGTCGTTGTGTACTCTGGAGTTTCCTTTCAATCCAAAGTGTATGTCTGTGAAACAAGCGACTTTTTTAAAGAATGCCATATGTTACCATTTCTTTTTAACAGTTGGTTTGTGATTGGTCATGTCTATCTTGTTCTTGAACTTGACTGTATCTAGATCTGATTTCATATCTATTTTTCCAGTCTTCTTTAATATCTTATTCAGTTTCGCAATCCCGGTTTTATTGACCTGATGCACGTCGCCATGTACAGTCAGCATCCTCTTCTTGTATGAAGGAGCATTGGTGTCGTTTTCATTCTGTCTAGTGAAACTGGGCATCATGTTGTTGTACTCTAACAGGTCGTCTCTGATTGCTTGATTTTTCTTTTCTATGTTTAGTATCCTTGTGAAACTGTTTGTTATAGCCGCCGTGTAGTATGCGAATGGATTGTCTGATTTTGATTCATCGAACTGCAAGCCAATCTGTGACAGTTGCATCAATGCCTGCGACTGCATCTCGTCATTGTAAGTGTAGCCTCTCCAGTTTGCCCTTGTTCCGTATCTCTCACACAACTTCATGTACATCATGGCCAGTGTGTTGGTCATCTTGCCATGGTTGCACGAGAAGTGTCCGTTGTCCATTCCACCTATCCAGTGTGATTTCCCCACACATTGTGGTTTACCTGCTCCGTCAAATCTGTAGTGCTGGAACGGTGGGAAGTTCACCTTTGCATGATGATCTGATGTTTGCTTGGGATTCTTCTTCCTCTCGCTGTCCAGTGGTACGTGATCAAACATCATTACCCTGAATACAAGATCCGTTTTTTCTATTTTTCTAGGTGATACTGTGTAGTCTACCAACTTAATTTTCTTCAACCCCGAATCTTTGGCCGTCTCCCATGCTTCCTGGGTCAGTCTCTTGGCCTTGGCTTTTCTTGCCATTGCTATTGCACTGGCATTGATCTTTTTGAGGTTAGGAACTATGAGATCAAACTGTGAATCTTCTTGGCCCACATACGAACAGTACGTGTTTTTACTGGCATGTATCTGTAATAACAGATCTCGGTTGTTTAGATATTTTACTCTCTTCATGATTCTCCAATATTGTTAATGTAAAATGACCACAAACAGGTCTGTTGATCTGTATCGTACGGGTAATTAAGTGTGCCTATAATTGTGCCTATAAATATAGTTTAAGTATACAGAAATTTACAAAGGAAAGCAACCATTATAATGGCATACGGGAAACTTGGTAAGATAGCAAAGAACGTGGGAGCGGGAATACTCAACAGGACACTGGGTAGACTGTTCGGTTCTGGCATTGGTTCTGGGCAAGATAGGATAAGGAACGCCACTGCTCGTTGGAGCGGTAGAGCCGATAAACATGATTGGCGTGTAAAACTAACAGTACCAAATTCAGCACCCCTACAGAAGTTTTTTGAGTTTGAGACTAATCCGTTGTTGAACCCGTTAGCAGAGATTGGCGGCATATTTTGGCCATTGACACCCATGATGCAGATACAACATTCTGCCAACTATAATCCATTGGCACAGACACACAGCAACTTTCCCTTCCAAGCGTATCAGAATTCTCAGGTAGACTCGCTGAATATCATTGGGGAGTTTCCTGTGCAGAATCAAGACGATGCCAAGCACTGGGTAGCGACAGTTAATTTTCTAAGGACAGCAACCAAGATGTTCTTTGGACAGGAAGACGGGATAGGAGCACTTAAAGGTAATCCACCACCAATACTACATCTGTCAGGCTATGGTGATCACATGTTCCACAAGGTACCTGTGGTGTTGAACTCGTTCAACGTTGAATTGAGACAAGGTATAGATTACATAAGCACAAAGCAGTCAGAGGCATTCAATGCCAACATACAAGATTTTGATCTTAACGATGATGATATGACATGGGCACCAACACTGTCAAACATATCGGTACTAGTGACACCGATCTACTCTAGAGAAAGTATTAAAAACTTCTCAATGAAAAAATTTGTTAAAGGCGAATTAAACGGCAAAGGCAGTAACGAGATAGGATTTATTTAATGGCAAAGTATTCATCTACATCACCATATTTCACAACACCGCAGAATGATATCAATCTTGGAGTGTTTAGACCTAGGACGATAACTTCTGAGCAGGACGACCAAACATACACGATAGAAAGAACTTACGCTTATAGACCGGACCTGTTGGCCTTTGACCTGTACGGCTCACCGAGACTTTGGTGGGTGTTCGCACAACGGAATCCAGATCAGATAGAAGATCCCATATACGACTTCAAGCCAGGAACCACGATACAGTTGCCCAAGCCGGCCAACATAGCCAAAGATCTAGGAGTCTAGCATGGCAGGTAAAACAGGCAATAAAAAAAGACCTTCGGTAAAATATAATGATGGATCCTTAAAGGGATCAGTCACCAGGACGAGGCAAAAACTCAACAAGACAATAGGAAGATACAACAACAACGATTTCGAAGGAGAGATCGGGAACGTGAATCAAAACGACTTTGAAGGAGTGACTTCAAGTGACTTTACTACAAACGTCTCGGGACATGATTTCGATGGGGTAACTTTCCCTTCTGAATCTGAAGCACAGGAAACATCTTTCAGGGGCCAGGCAAGGCAAAATGTTCTACATCGGTACGCCTCATACAACACACTGTTCACGTTGAGTGGTGTGAATGAGATTGAATTGAAAACACACTCATTCCTCACTGATCCGGTGCATGATGTGATAGCGAGGTCGGGCGGGATAGGTGATCCAAATATTTCTGATCCCAGTTATTCTTTTAACAAAAGCTCTACAAGGACAGGGTCCTCGACGGTTGATTCGAGAGCAAACGAAGCAGAGGCAGGCCAATTCAAAAAGGAATACGGTGACAGTATTGACATCCTCACAAGGGGACATGACATATTCTTTGAGAACGTTAACATGATATCCACGGGTAGCCCCAATGAGGAACGTAACCTGGGTAACTTCACCAAGATGGAATTTGAACTACACGAACCATATGGTGTCACGTTCATAGAAAAATTACGTGCCGCGGCCAGACTTAACAAATACCTGGACTACCAGGATGCTCCGATGTTGTTGACAATAGAATTCAAAGGATTTGACGAAAAGGGCGACACATTTGTCCATCACCCAAGCAACAGGAGCCATGTGAGGAAGATACCCATAATAGTTTCCCGGGTGGAGTTTGACGTGAACCAGGCAGGGGCAGTGTACACAGCGATTGCGGTGCCCTACACGGATCTCGCATACGATGACAGATTTAAGTTCCCAAGGGCCAGCATGCCACTAGCATCAAATAATGCAGATGAATGGACAGTTGCCGCCATGAAAGCGTTAGCGGAAGACATGAAGAAAGAAATCGATCAGAAGAAAAGAGAGTTTGCAGACGAGTATGAATTTAGAATACATTCTGAGGTTAGAATAAATGGACAGAAATACAAAGGTCAAACAAGCTCCACGAACCAGGAAGCTCAAGTTGCAGATGTAGAGAGCCTAGACGAATTCCTGTTAGCTAATGTTGAAGATTCAGGCCAAAAACCCGAATTGAAATCTTCCTCAGGGGAAGCAGTAACTACCACAGCACTGACTAAATTTTTTGAGGATGCCATACGTAACAGTTACGGATATCAGAATCTGGTGGAACATTTCTGGACCAGTTACCTCCTAGGTGCAGGTGTCACAGAGGACAGGCTCAAGAGCGAGACGACAGTGAGTGACATTATCAAAAGTGGAGAGATATCAGCGTATCTCAAACAGGACCAGTTTGTTAATTGGTTCAAGATCAAGACCACCGTGGAAACAGACACCAGCAGGCTAGACAGGGTGACCAAGATGCACCCCAAGAAGATAATTTACATGGCCGTGCCATACAAGATACACGTGCTCAAACTGATCGCACCGGGAGTGAGCATAGGTAATGTGGACTGGAGCAAGAAAGTGGACAAGGAATACAACTACATCTACACAGGCGAAAACACAGATGTACAGAACATACGAATACACTACAAGGCGGCCTATTTCCACAGGAACGTAAGATCGGCAGAGGACAAGTCAACAGCAGAAACTGGGTTGTTCACACACATAGCAGAAACGGTCAGGGAAGTTTTTGGTGCGGAGGGAAATAATAATGATCAACCAGAACCAAACTTGCCAATGAGGCAGTACCCATCAACAATAAAAGGCAGGAGTGCCCTGTCAGTGGTCACCCGGGAGACACCCAAGTCACAGCAGTTTTATGATTACCTGACCAATCCACAATCAGATATGCTGAGGATAGAGTTGGAAATACTGGGAGATCCCGCATACATCTGCCAGGACATGTATGTCCCCATACACCAGAATAGGATTTCTCAGGTAGGGGGTAAAAACTCTACGTACAATAAATCTTTTGAAAGTTTCAATGCAGATCAGTCCACACCGCTACTGAGTTTGACTTACAGGGTACCGGATGACATAGACGAAAAGGAAGGAACAATGTTCACAGCAAAACACTACGAGGAGAATCTTTTCTTCAACGGCCTGTATGAGGTCAACAAGGTAGAGTCCAAGTTTGACAATGGCCAGTTCACACAGGTATTGTACTGCACCAGATTCAATAATCAACAAGGAAAAGGACTTGCACCTATTCTGGTAGATTCGGCAGTCAAAGGGTTGGAAGAAATATCAGAAGCAGAACAACTGAAAAAGAGGAAAGACAAAGCATCGGGAACTCTTAATACTGTTGAAGAATATATTAATAGTAATCCCTTAGATACGTCGGCATAAATTATAGTATGGCAATATATAGAAGTTCACAAGGATTCACAGATTCACAGGACAACCAGAAAAGTTTCAATGAGAGATTTATTGACAGTGATCCAGGCCCTTACATAGCAACGGTAAAGGTAGTTGTTGACCCTCAAAGGATGGGAAGACTGGGAGTGAATATTCCATCACTGACCAACACCACAGATCCATCACCGAACCAGATAACCTGGTGTCAGTATCTGTCACCTTTCTATGGTGCTAAGAGCATTAAATCAGTATCAAAGACTGATCCGTACAACTACAAGGAGACACAACATGCCTATGGTATGTGGGCAGTACCACCTGACATAGACACAGAGGTGTTGGTTATATTTGCAAAAGGTGAAAAGGCACAGGGCACTGCGTTCTGGATAGGATGTGTGCAACAACCATTTGTGAATCAATCGATACCGGCACATGGTGCCACGACAAACACCAGAGTGGGAGCAGACGGAACAGATTTCAGTCAGAACAAACAAGAATTATATGGAACGGATCAAGTTCCGGCCGGCGAGAAAAACATGTTGATGTATCAGGACGGTGAAACAGGAAAAAATGTAGATGCTTGGAAATATCCTGTGAACGATATTCTATCAGAACAGCTACAGAAACAGGGGTTGGTACAAGACAACGTGAGAGGAACAACAACATCGTCAGCGAGAAGAGAATCACCAAGCAGAGTTTTTGGGATGAGTACCCCGGGAGCAGTGCGAGCCGATTCAAGGACATTGAACATAGGTGTAGGAAACACCCCAGTGAGACCAGACAGGAATCCAGGGCACAGTTTCGTCATGGATGATGGTGCAACAGATGGATCAAACCAAATGACAAGATTGAGGACGTCATCGGGACACCAACTGTTAATGCACGACACACAAGGTGTTATCTACATAGCCAATGCTTCGGGTAACGCATGGATAGAGATGAACAAGGACGGCAAGATAGACATCTACTCTGGTGTGGGCGGAATAAACATGAGGACACAAGGTGACTTCAACCTACACAGTGATGCCAACATAAACATGCACGCCGCAGGATCCATAAGGATGAGTGCGGAGACAGACATGGTGCAGTCGGCCTCGGCCATGTTCAACCTAGGAGAAAAGGGAATATTCAATAGTTCACAGGCAGGATCAATAAGGGACTTTGCAAGGGATGGTCTTACATCATTTACGCCAGGAACACAACTGCATGGAGCAGGCGGACAGATACACCTAGCAGGGGCACAGGTGCATATGAACTCAACCGGTGCAAGTCCAACATGGGGTCCAGGATGGTTGACAACAGACAAAGTGGGAATGACACCAAGGGACGAAGGAGACGTAGAGCTAGCCGGAAAACCACTAGGACAAATTTTACAGTCGTTCACAAAGAAAACAAAGACAACGGTTCATAGATTTGTAACGCACGAACCAATGCCGAGATTCCAATCATTCACTTCGGAAGGACACCTACCAAGCTCGGATCCACTAGGTGATCGTTTGGACACCAAACAGTGGTACAGGCTTTCCAGCACACCAGGCACGGTGGAGTACATGGAACAGAAGAACAGGATTTCTTCTATTGAGAGTATAAGACTTGGCCAGTTCCAAGCAGATGCTGAAAGATATCTCAAAGATAAAATGGGAACATCAACAAGTGCAACCAAGGCACGTGAGTTGGTGACAAATTTTGGAAACAAATATGACAAATCTTTTAACATCATAAATCAGTCCAAAGGAAAATTTAAAGAGATAGAAAGCATATCCAACAAGTTACAGAATATTAATCTCAGTGATTCAATCAGTAGTGTTAAGAATAATCTAACAAAACAGTTGAGTAATCAAGTGATAGAGAGCATATCCGGTAACGGTGCAGTGCAGTTGTTCAAGGACAACGTTTTTGCTAATGCCGCCGGACAGTTGTATTCGTTAAAGGGAGGTGGAGCAGACCTAGGAAAAGTTCTAAGTTCTGTACAGGGTATTACAGGGAATTTAGATATTGGGAACATTGGATCAATAGCAAACAATGTGAGCACAGTGACAAACGTGTACAAGAATGTTCTAGCAGGAAACATTACGAATGTATCACAGGTATCAAGTATAGTGAATAGAGCAAAAGGCTTCTTCTCCGCAGGACAGGGAGGCGGACCTGGTCGATATAACCCATCTGGTTTTTCTAGTCTAGTAACATCAGTTGGCTCATATGCCAAGACAGCAGTAACGGCCATAAGCGGGTTCTTCTCAGGTGGAGGATTTTTTAGTGATGTTAGACTGAAAGAAGACATAAAATTAGTTGGCAAGTCACCCTCGGGCATCAACATATATTCGTTTAAATACAAACAGCTAGACGGAACGTTTGAAGGTGTAATGGCACAGGAAGTTCCATGGGCAAGAGAAATGACAGACACAGGTTTCTACATGGTAGATTACAGCAAAGTGGATGTTGAATTTAGGAGATTAAACTAATGGCATACGGAGAAGACACAACAAATACAGGCAATTCAGTAACCTTTAAAGGATTCAGTTCTAGAGCAGACAAGAAGAATTTTAAGTTGTATGATTTTGAAGTGGCCAAGCAAGATCTCATAAACAGATTGAGCATACGTAAGGGAGAAAGGGTGGAGAACCCGGAATTTGGCACTATAATATATGATGCCATATTTGAACCGTTCACAGAAGCTCTCAAAGATGCTATTGTTGAAGATATTACAGCAAATCTCAATGCAGATCCACGTATATCCACAGAGGAAATACTAGTGACAGAAGCTGATAAGGGCATAGCAATACAGGCAACTATAACATATGTTCCCTTGAACATCACCGAAAAATTGAAGTTTAACTTTGATGAGAACTCGCTGTTGCGCCTATCTTAAAGTACGCACATTTCCTAACACATAAATATCGTTGTTAACACATTGATACATTATGGCCACAACAGACAGACAAAACAGATTACTAGTTGCCGAAGATTGGAGGAAGATATACCAATCATTCCAGCAGGCAGATTTCAAGAGCTATGACTTCGAGACACTTCGAAGGACCATGGTGGCATATCTCAAGGAAAACTACCCAGACGATTTTAATGACTATGTTGAAAGCTCAGAGTACGTTGCACTTATAGATCTAATTGCCTATGTTGCTCAAGCACTTTCTTTTAGGGTAGATCTAAACGCAAGAGAAAACTTCCTAGAAACTGCCGAGAGAAGAAACTCTGTACTGAGATTAGCGAGACTGATTAATTACAATGCAAAGAGAAACAAACCGGCAACAGGACTTTTAAAAGTTGATGCTATAACTACAACACAAAACGTTAGAGATTCGTCAGGAACAAATTTATCAAACAGCACGATAGTTTGGAACGACAGTGCAAATTCAAATTACAGAGAACAGTTCACAGCAATACTGAACGCGGCTAATCAGACAGGACAATTATTTGGTAGTCCGAGAGAGTCGGGAAAGATTGGCGGGATATCAACAGAGGTGTACACATTAAGTTCACTCCAGTCTGATCTTCCTATGTTTGATTTTGTGAAATCAGTGGGCGGAGTTTCTAGACAGTTTGAGGTAGTACCAAGCACTATAAATGATTCGGAAAATATATATGAGTCAGACCCAATACCGGGATCGGGATTGACATACACATACAGGACAGACGGATCCGGCGACAGTTCGAACAACACAGGATTCTTTTTTCTTTTCAAGCAAGGTAAAATAAAACAAACAGAATTTAATATAGATTCATCTATAACAAACTATGTGTATCCATTATCGGCTACTAACGTTAACGATAGTGATGTATGGTTGTACAAATTGGACCAATTTGGTCAGCTATCACAAAAATGGACAAAAGTACCATCACTGTCAGGCAATAATGCAATATATAATTCTTTATCAAAATCAGAAAGAAACATATACAACGTTGTAACAAAGGTTGATGATGGGGTTGACTTCGTTTTTGGAGATGGGAATTTTTCAAATGTTCCGTTAGGATCTTTTAGAACATATTACAGAGTTAGCGACAATGCCAAGATTGCTATTCAACCAGCGGATATACAGAATGTACAGGTTGCAGTACCGTATGTAGATGCCAACGGTGCACAACAGACACTGACATTGACCATGGGATTGAAGTCATCAGTTTACAACAGCGCCGCAACAGAGTCAAGTGCTTCCATCAAAGAGAAAGCAGGACAGGTTTACTATTCACAAAACAGAATGATTACTGCTGAGGACTATCAAGTGGTACCTCTTTCAGCATCACAAGAAATAGTCAAGGTGAGGTCAGTAAACAGAACAGCGTCGGGAATTTCAAGAGCAAAAGAGATACTAGATCCGACCGGTGCGTACTCAAACGTGAATGTATTTGCCGAAGATGGAATGTTATACAGAGAAGAAAGCACACAGAAGTTTACCTTCAACTTCAACAACAAAACAGAAATACAATCAATCATAGACACATCAGTTGAGTCAAAATTAAAAGAAGCATATGCAAGACACTTTTATTATTTGAAATATGCTCCAAAAGATTTAAGCAGTCTGAGTGCGACATGGAACTCGACCACAACAGGGACAAATACCAACACAGGATATTTCACATCGGGCGGAGCATTGGTTGTTGGAGATTCTGCAACGTCAAACTTAAAATTTGCAAAAGTTGGTTCACTGGTCAAATTCACATCACCAGACACTAGGGAATTTTTTAATAACACTTTAGTAACAGCAGGTACAAGCGAAGCAGAAGACAGGGCATGGGCCAAGATAGGTGCAGTTGTGTTAGACGGTGCCAATGCAGGTGTGGGAAATCTTGAAGACGGTACAGGACCAATAACACTCAATGACATAATACCAAATGGATCAGTGATCAATGCAGTGATCCCAGCATTCACAACATCATTCTCAGCAACTCTTGAAGCAGACCTGATCAACAGGATCGTGGAATATGAGGAGTTTGGTTTGAGGTATGATCAAGATTCTGAGGAATGGAAGGTCATCACATCAACAAATTTAAGCACCGGCACAGTTTTTGACACAGCAAGGCAAGGTGACACGTCGGGGACTAATCTAGATGCCAGTTGGTGGTTTAAATTAACGAATAACGGAAACACATACACGGTAACATATAGAAAACTAGATTACATATTTGAGTCAGAAGCACAGAACAAGTTTCATTATGATGCTGAAGAAAAAATTTACGACTACAAATCAGGAAAGAGTGTTAAAGATACTGTGAAAATTTTAAAGACTAACTCTATTGTTTCAACTGGCAATTCGATTGGTTATCCGATATCGTGGCAGGTCGTGGACACTGTGACAGAAGTAGACGGCTTCCAGGACAACAGAAAAGTTAAGGTTGGTTTCGTTGACGACGACGATGACGGTGTAGTAGACAATCCGGAACTGTTTGACATAATAATTGAACCGGACACTTCCCCGACAACTAAATTCGTATTCTTTGAGAAGTACATATCTTATGACACGATAGAGAGATACAGACCTTATGCCGCAACAAATTTTTTAGTTTCAAAAAACGAATCAGATATCACACTTTCTAGCACAACATACACAGACGGTCAGTTCTTTTATTTCTATGATGCTGACGAGGATGTTGTTAAAACGTATAGTTCAACTACAAACACATTGACAACCACAACAGATTACATAGCAAGAAGAGGCAGAAGTTCTATCAGTTTCCAATACAAACACCATGCAGGACAGGACACTAGGATAGATCCTAGTGTTTCGAACATTGTGGATGTTTACTTGTTGGAGAGAACATACGACAACTTATTTAGAGTTTGGTTACAAGACGGAGGTACAAAACCTTTAGAAGCAACATCGGATCAATTGAGAATTAATTACTCCGGAACACTTAACCCTTTGAAATCGCTGTCAGATCAGATTATATACCATCCAGTGAAATATAAAATACTTTTTGGATCAAATGCTGATGAAGAATTACAAGCAACTTTTAAAGTTGTTAAGAATAAAAAAACAAATGTCACAGACGCTGTGATCAAGACAAGAGTAATTGCCGCAATAAACGAATTCTTTGCACTAGACAACTGGGATTTTGGAGATGCATTTTACTTTACAGAATTAGCCGCTTACATACACAACCAACTTGCTCCAGACTTACTGACAGCGGTTATTGTGCCAAATCAATCAGGACAGAGCTTTGGGTCTCTTTTCCAGATCAATTCCGCGGCAGACGAGATTTTTATCAGTGGGGCCACCGTTGATGATGTTTCAATCATAACTGCACTAGGAGCCAACCAATTGGCGGTATCCGGTACAGTGGTTACGTCAACATCAACTGCCACAACAAACACCACAACAGGATCAGCAGTGTCAGGCTCTACTACAACAAGTTCGGGATCAAGTTCAAGTTCCGGCAGTAGTGGATCAGGATACTAATGGCCGATAACACAACAAACTCATTAACAAACAACGAGGTTGTCAAGCAAGGCAACAACGAGTACAGGAGAACTGTACAGCACCTACCTGCATTCTACAGAACAGATGCCAATCAAAGATTTCTAGCCAGCACGTTGGATCCTTTGGTACAGAAAGGCGCACTAGAAAGATTAGATGGTTACATTGGTAGAAAGGATGCCTACACTAGACAACCAAATGATACATACCTAAATGCAACCAGTAGGGACAGGATGGCATACCAGATGGAACCTGCTGTGACGTACACTGACAGAGATACGACTTCCATAAATCCCGAAGATCAGATTAAGTTCACAGGAACATACGATGACTACATTAATCAGATCAAGTATTTTGGTGGCAAAGTGGACAATCATGACAGGCTGAACAAGGAGACTGTCTACAGTTGGAATCCTGCAATAGATTACGACAAGCTGATCAATTACAGAGAGTACTACTGGATATCGGAAGGTGTAAATGCAATAGAGATAGATTCCGTAGGACCATCAGCAGTAGCAGAATATGATGTGAAGAATCTTGCCAAGGGTGCATATAATTTTGGTCACAGACCGGGAGAAAACAATCCCATAATAAAATTGTACAGGGGAAACACATACAAATTTAATGTAAACGCAAAAGGGCATCCTTTCTACATAATGACTGAGCCATACAAGAGCCAGGTGGCGGCAGATGGATCATCATCCACACTATATACAACCGGAGTTACTAACAACGGTGCTGATGACGGAATAGTGACATTCACAGTCCCAACAACAGGTACAATCCCAAGCACTTTGTATTATCAGTGTGGCAATCATGATGCCATGTACGGTATAATACAGATCAGAGATATTACAACACTAGTAAACATAGATCCAGCAGACGAGATAGTGGGAGTTAAGAATTATGGCCTGAAAACATTAGATTTGTCCAATGGCATGAAAATAAAATTCACCACAGATAAATTAATTACGGGCTCACCATACCTAACAAAGGAATATTACGTGGAGGGAGTTGGGGAGTCGATAACACTGACCGATGTTGATGATCTAATAGCACCCGGAAGTTATTCCAAAGAAAGCACAGTGGCTTACGATTCAGTTGCATATGATACCAGACCTTATGCAAAATCATTCTTTACTCCTGTAGCTCAGGATTACATAACAATCAAAAGAGATTCTCGAGATCAAAATGCATGGTCCAGATACAACAGATGGTTTCACAAATCAGTAATAGAAGAGACAGGCAGGGTAAATGGATATACCCCATCACTGGACGAGGGTGATAGGGCCAAGAGACCGATCATAGAATTTGACTCAGGACTTGCACTTTACAACCATGGCACGGTAGCAAAGAAATCAGTGACACTGTTTGACACAATTACAAAAGATGCCTTCAGTAATGTTGTCCAACAGACCGGTTACATAGTTGACGGACTTACACTTGCTGACGGAATGAGGATTATATTTGCGGCGGACACTGACCCCACGGTAAACGGCAGGATATACAAAATTAACTTCGCAACAGCAGGTGACAGCACACAGGTGATAGCACTCACTCCGGAATCAGACAGTACTCCCGCTGACAATGACAGTGTTTTTATAGAATTTGGAACTCTGAACACAGGTAAGACTTACTACTATAATCTTGCAACTGCAAGTTGGGTAGAGGCACAGCAAAAGACAAAAGTGAATCAACAGCCGTTGTTTGGCATGTGGGACGACACGCACACAAGTTTTAGTGATGCGACACTGTATCCTGGATCAACCTTCGTAGGAGCAAAAGTTTTTGAATTTGCAACATCAGACACGGCAACAACAGATACCGTGCTGGGCATAAAAGTAAAATACAACACTATAAACAATATTGGTGACATTGTGTTTGATTCGGATCACACGTCGGGTACGTTCACACACAAGTCTGGATCCAGCACAGTTACTAAAAATTTAGCAGAAGGACATCTTCATTACACAACATCTAGGGAAACACACAACTCGAGAAGTGCTTGGATAAAAAGGACAGTGGAAAGCAAACAGCGAGTCATAAGGACTTTGATTGTGGACAAGACAGAGAAGAAACTGTTTCCGATAGACTTCTACAAAAGTACAGCTACACTAACAGATTTAGAAATTTCTGTCTCTGTGAACGGAACCAGAAAAACACTAGCAACAGATTACACACTTGTTAATGGTTCAACGAACAAGTACATAAAATTTGTTGAAGAGCTGAACGTTAATGACCAGATACGTATGGCTGGACACAGTAGTGCTGATAAAGTTCCCAACAAAGGCATATACGAAGTACCTGAAAATCTTTCACACAATGCTTTAAACCAGCAATTAGGAACATTTACGTATGGACAGATACTAGGACATGTAAGAGATATTTTTGACAAGAATCAAGATGTAACAGGAGCCATACCAGGGGTATCAAATCTTAGAGACAGGTCAAGTGCAAGATTAAAAGGCGGTAGTATACATCAACACGAAAGCTCTCTAGCACCGGCAGTTTTTGGTCTTATTGATCAAGAAGCTAACGTAATATCAGCGATTGATTATGTGAACCTGGAATACGAAAAATGGTACAACGCATTCTTGACACATGCAGTGGAAACAGCATATGAGGGAGTGGTTGCAGACAGAGTTGACGAGATAATAACTGCAATTACACCGGGAAGAAATAGTACTTTCCCGTTCTATTATGAAGACATGATAGGTTGGGGAGAAAATGTTTCAATAAGAAATTATACAGTGCTAGGAAGTTTGCAAACGGATTACGCATTGGACTTGCAACACGACATCACAACAGCAAGTAATAGAGCAGTTTATGTCTATGTTAATGACGTACAGTTAATTTTAGGTACGGAATATACTTTTAGCACAATAGACGACAGTGTCACTATAACGGCCACACTTGCCGCAGGCGACAAAGTAACGATTAAGGATTATGCAGATACTACAGGCAGTTACATGCCAACATCGCCAACCAAACTTGGAATGTATCCAACATTCAAACCGGAATCCTTCACAGACACGACTTACATAACTGACACAGCAGTTATTAGGAAGCACGACGGTTCGATTATAAAAGCATACGGTGACGAGAGGGATAATTTAATACTTGAACTTGAGAAAAGAATTTACAATAACTGTAAGATTGCATACGACTCCACATTGTTGGACATAAATGATGTGACACCGAGTGCATTTACTCCAACTGAATATACATTACAAGAAGCAACTGATGTCATGGCATCAGATTTCTACACATGGGCAGGCAGAAATAGTGTGCAGTATATTAACAACAAAAGTTTTGTAGAAGGATCTCCGTTCACATACAACTATGCAAGAAGCACTGACAGGTTGAATGGTCAAACTCTTCCGGGATACTGGAGAGGAATATACAACTACTTCTATGACACAGATGCTCCGCACGTGAGACCATGGGAGATGTTGGGACATTCAGAGAAGCCAACAAATTGGGAAACACTGTATGGTCCGGCACCTTACACATCGGCAAATGATGTACTTTGGACTGCTATTGTAACAGCGACAGGAAGATATGGTAAACCAGAGCTTAAGAATTATATACCAGTTGATGCATCGGGTAACTTACTAGATCCACTTGCGGCGGGACTTGTAGACAACTTTGACATACCAGGTAGACAGGCTTCTTGGAAATTTGGAGATTGTGCTCCAGCAGAAACATCATGGAGAAGATCAAGTGCATATCCTTTCACAGCGATGAAGACACTTGCGTTGACAAAACCGGCCAAGTTCTTTTCAGATTTTTTAGACACTTCTAGGCTTACAACAAACATAAGCGGGAACAGAATATACAAAGATACAGGAATAAGACAACAATTATCCACAAGCAAGTACCATCTAGAAACTATAACCGATAATAACACAGGGGTAACAACTAGATATCAAACAGCAGGATATCAACCGTTTGTGGTCAACTATCTAGTATCACGTAATCTAGATACAGCAAGTTTCTATTACAAAAAGATGAAAAAATTATCAATACAGTTAGCATACAAACTAGGTGGCTTCACAGACAAGGCAAATTTAAAAGTATTAACTGATTCGGTATCACCGGGTTCAACATCGGGCAGTAAGATCATACCCGATGAGAACTACAAGATATTATTCAGGACATCGAATCCTGTTGAAAGTTTCCAATACTCGGGTGTGTTGATAGAGAAGAACACAGATACCGGTACAGATGGCTCCACGCTTTTAGGTGGCTACAAGGTACTAGGATACTCAACAACAAAACCATATTTTAAATTTAACTATCCTGTCAAGACAACTACACACTCAGCAGTCTCGGTAGCAGGAGCGACAGCGGTCAAACAATATGCATCTTTCCAAGAAACTACACAGACTATACCTTATGGATATGTATTCAACACTATACAAGATGTTGTAGATTTTCTTTTTGGTTACGGACACTGGTTAGAAGATCAAGGGTTTAAATTTAATAAATTTTCAACGGAACTGAAAGAGACGCTTAACTGGGCAAACGCAGTCAGGGAGTTCCTGTTCTGGACTACACAGGAATGGGCACCGGGAAGTGCAGTCACAGTCTCACCGGCCGCTGACGGTTTTGAACTAGATACAAACAACTCGATTGTTGGGAAATTAAGAAACCTATCAGGAGACTATTCGTTACTGGACGCAGGTGGAAGAAAGATAGATATAAGGGAGATATCAACAAAACGTATAGGCAAAACATTTGAGTTAGGAATTAAGTCAGACAGTGTAGGATTGTACAACATAGCATTGAATACAGTACAGAAAGAACACGTACTATTATTTGATAATACCACAGTGTTCTCAGACATAATATTTGATCCATATACAGGATTCAGACAGCAGAGACTAAAGTTAGTTGGATGGAAAACTTCTGGATGGAACGGAGACTATTATGCACCGGGCTTTGTGTTTGATGCCGCAGAGGTAACTTATTGGTTGGCCAATACTGATTACACTATTGGGGATTCAGTAGAGTATCAAGGAAGATTCTATGTTGCA